GCATTCCTGGGCCGTGGGACATCAAGCCGATGCATCTGGAGCGTATCTGCGAGCACGGCACGGGCCATCCTGATCCCGACGACATGGCCTACTGGCGCAGCATCGGCGAAGAGTCGATGGGCGTTCACGGCTGCGACGGCTGCTGCAAGTGATCATCCTCGCGGTTGACCCCGGCGGAACAACCGGCTTTGCCACGTGGGACTATGACGAGACCCGGGTACCCGAGGAGCAGTTCGCGGCGTGGGACGATCCCGATCGCTTCAACGCAATCGAGACGGTGCGTGAGCGGATCGTGACGGGCGTGGAGATTGTCGTGTGCGAGTCGTTCCAGCTGTCGATGAACACGCTGAAGAAATCGACGGCCGGCAGCCTCGAGACGATCGAGATGATCGGCGCGCTGCGGTGGGTCTGTCACAAGCGGGGTGTCGAGTTCGTCACGCAGAAGCCGTCGGACGCGGCCGGGTTCTCGACGCCGGAGAAGCTCAAGGCGATCGGCTGGTGGACGCCCGGATCCGACCACGCGCGGTCCGCGACCAAGCACCTCATCCTCTACCTCGCCGCGAACCGTTTGATAGACCCAAGTAGGCTGATCCCGTAGCCCTTGCTTTCTGGGCCCACTTGCCCTAAGATTAGCTTACTGGAAGCACCACCCCCAAGGAGACGACACCATGGCAATCGCAGAGATCAACAACAACCGGATCGAGATCCACTCCGAGTATCGCGAGCGCGAGCTCGTGAAGATGGTCCCTGGCACGAAGTGGGACACGGAGGCTGGGGTGTGGTGGATCCCGATCAGCTGGGCTGGTTGCATCCAACTCCGCGGCGTCTTCGGCGACACGCTTCATGTCGGGCCCAACCTCGCAGCGTGGGGCCGTGACGAGCGCGACGGTCGCGTGAACCCATGCCTCGGGCTCCGCACCGCCGAGGAGGCGCCCGACCTCGCCGACAAGTTCCCGCTCCTCCGTCCCTTCCAGCGTGCCGGCGTGAAGTTCCTCGCCACCGCGCGTCAGGCACTCCTCGCAGATGAGATGGGGCTGGGCAAGACGGTGCAGGCGATCGCGGCGCTCGAAGAGATCGGCGAGGACGCGTTCCCCGCCCTCATCGTCGCGCCGAATTCGATGAAGATGACGTGGGCAGCGGAGCTTCAGAAGTGGGCGCCGCACCGGCGCGTCGTCGTTGTCAGCGGCGGCAAGGCCGCGAAGGTGAAGGCGATCGCGCAGGTCCGCGACGGCGAGGCCGACATCCTCATCATCAACTGGGAGGCCATCCGCCTGCACACGCGCCTCGCCGGGTACGGCTCGATGAACCTCAGCGAGAAGGACAAGACGCCGAAGGAGCTCAACGAGGTTCCTTGGAAGTCGGTCATCGCGGATGAGGCGCACAAGGCCAAGGACCCGAAGTCGCAGCAGACCCGCGCGCTCTGGTGGCTCGGCCGCGACGCGCAGAACCGCTTTCTCCTCACCGGTACGCCGGTGGCGAACTCGCCGGAGGACGTGTGGAGCCTCATGCGGTTCGTCAGCCCCGACGAGTTCCCCGCCAAGACGAAGTTCCTCGACCGCTACGCGCAGACGTCGTGGAGCTCCTTCGGGTTCATGACCGTCAACGGCGTGAAGTCGGAGACGAAGGAGGAGCTGTTCAAGATCCTCGACCCGCGCTTCATCCGCCGCACCAAGGCGGCCGTCCTCACGCAGCTCCCCGCGAAGGAGTACAGCGTGCGGTACGTCGAGCTGGAGGCGAAGCAGCGCAAGTCCTACGAGCAGATCCGCAAGCTCATGATGGCCGAGCTCGAGGGCGGCACCCTCGTGGCGACGAACCCGCTCGCGAAGATGACACGCCTCCTTCAGTTCGCTTCCGCCCACGGCGAGATCGACGCGGAGGGCAACCTCCTGCTGACGGAGCCGTCGTGCAAGGTCGACGCTCTCGAGGAGATCGCCGCTGAGCTCGGCGGCGACAAGGCGGTCGTGTTCGCCGAGTCCCGCCAGCTGATCGAGATCGCGTACAAGCGTCTCGTGAAGAACGGGTACAAGGCCGCGATGATCACGGGCAGCATCGCCGTGATCGACCGGCAGCGCGCGGTGGAGGGCTTCAACGACGGCGACACGCAGTTCCTGCTGATCACGCTCGGTGCCGGCGGCGAGGGCCTGTCACTCCGCGGCGCGTCCACCGAGATCTTCCTCCAGCGCTCGTTCAGCGCGGTGAAGAACCTTCAGGCCGAGGATCGTCTCCACGGCATTGGCCGCGGCATCGAGGGCGAGGCCACGCAGGTCATCGACATCGTGTCGGTCGACACCGCCGAGTCCCGCGTCCACGAGGCGCGTGCAGCCAAGGCCGAGCGGCTCGAGGAGATCGTCCGCGACGCCGACACGCTCAAGGCCTGGCTCGCTAAGTAGTCCTTGCACGGTCCTCCTCACGTGATACGATCATCACGTGAGGAGGAACCGTTGGGCAGGGCTGAAGGCCTGGTTCTGCAACGTTAGCTACGCCGAGGTCCGCACGCCGCACGGGGCGAAGAAGTTCCGTACGCGCCGCCGGGCAAGTCAACTCGCCAAGGCGTCTCGCCTGGCGAACCAGCGCATCGCTGCCAAGGCCCGGCGCCAGCGGCAGAAGCGCTCCAGGAGGTACCGTGCCTAGCTCTCAGATCGAGCTGTACTCGGGCGTCGTGTTCGACCCGCTCGACCCGGACCCCGAGCTGATCACGCTCGAGGACATCGCCCACGCGTTGTCTAACCAGTGCCGGTTCAGCGGACACACCCGCACGTTCCTCTCCGTCGCCGAGCACTCCATCAACGTCTCGTACCTGGTGCCGGAGGAGGACGCGGTCGAGGCGTTCATGCACGATGCGTCGGAGTTCGCGCTCCAGGACATGGCCAGCCCGCTGAAGGCGAGCCCGGCCGCCGAGTTCTATCGCGAGTACGAGGCCAGGCTCGAAGCCGTCCTCGCCGCGCGGTTCGGCTACCGCTACCCGTACCCCGAGTCCGTCAAGCGCGCCGACAAGCAGATGCTGGCGACCGAGCGCGCGATGCTGCTCAAGCCGCCGTCCCAGGCGACCACCGAGCTGTGGGAGCCGTGGCTCGGCGACATCGAGGTCTTCCCTGATCACTGCTGGCTGGTGAAGGGCTACAGCCCGCACATCGCCAAGACGTTGTTCCTCTACCGAGCGAAGGAGTTGGGCATCCAGTGAAGAGCACGGACGAGTCGGTCAACCCGCAGCACTACGCGTCCTTCGGCCGGTGGGCCGCGATCTATATCATCCGCGTCTGGAACCAGGTCCGCATGATGCAGGGCGTCGAGCCGGTCAGCTTCAACGTCGGCAACGCGCTCAAGTACATCCAGCGCGCCGGACTGAAGCCGGGCCAGGACGAGGAGCGCGATATCGCCAAGGCGATCTGGTACCTCGAGAACCGCCTTCACGAGCTGAACCCCGAGCAGTATCCCGACCCGGCCGGCATCGACTGATGTCGGTCCTCCGCCTGTCGAACTCGGAGATGTCGACCTGGCGTCGCTGCCAGCGGAAGTGGTGGCTCAGCTCGTACCGCCGGCTGAAGCCCGCCATGCCGCCGCACCCCGGCTCCGCGCTCAGCATCGGCGACCTGGTGCACGACGCCCTGGCGCAGTACTACGACCCGGACGTCCGGCTCGACCCGATCGCGTACGTGCAGAACCTCATCGACGAGGACATCGCCGCGATGCCGATGCTCGAGGACGACCTCCTCAAGGAGCGCGACCTCGTGACGATCATGCTCGAGGGCTACTTCGAGTGGCTCGCTGAGACGGGCCACGACCAGGACCTCGTGATCCACGGTGCGGAACGCATGGTCGACGTGCCCATGACACCAGAGGGCGACGTACGGCTTCTCTCGAAGCTCGATGCCCCCGTCGAGCGGGTGTCAGACGGTGCGAAGCTAGCGCTCGAGCACAAGACGACGGGCAGCCTCGACAAGAACCTCGAGGGCCTGAAGCTCAACACGCAGTTCCTGACCGAGCACCTCGCTCGGTTCATGGCGGACATGGCCCAGGGCGCCACCGCTGAGGAGGCGTACGATGCGTGTCACGGCATCCTGCTAAACCAGCTCCGCAAGGTCAAGCGGACCGCCCAGGCCAAGCCCCCGTTCTACGCGCGGGAGGACGTGCCGCACAACATCCACGAGCTGCGGAACCACTGGAAGCACGTGATGTCGACCGCGCGCCAGATCCAGGCGGCAACCGCCCGCCTCGACGCAGGTGAGGACCACCAGTTGGTCGTCCCGCCCAACCCGATCAGCGACCGCTGCCCGTGGGACTGCCCGTTCTACAAGGTGTGCGTGATGTTCGACGACGGGTCCGACGCGGAGGGCGCGATCGAGGCGATGTACGTCGACCACGATCCGCTGGAGCGATACGCGGGCGCGGAGGCGCTGTGAGGACGTTCGTCGAGCACGATCCGCGGCAGGACGTCTATCGTGTCTGGTGTTGGGACGTTGCACCAGATCGCATGGTCGTCTCTTACTACACGCGCGGCGGGCAGCTTATCAGCACGCCGCACGCGGAAGGGACCAGCATGCGCGACCTACCAGCGACGTTCACGATTCCATACGAGGTTGTCGAGGAGTTGGTGACGGTGTTCACCGGGCGGGGTGTCGGCCTCATCGCGACCGAGGCATTGGACGACACGCGGAAGGTGCGGGACCG